AAGGCAGAGGTATATGCCCCCGGATGCCGCGCCTCTTTATTTACTTCTTATGACGTTCCCAAGGCTTCGGTGCAGCGCCCGTAGGTGCTGCTGCCGGGGCCGGAGCGGCGGCTGCTACACGCTGAGGGGCCGTACCGCCAGCGGGCAGATACTTAGCCTGAGCATCCAGACCGCCCTGCTTGTTCTCCTTGTGCTTAATCACAACTCGAACAGGCTTGAAGTGCAACTCATCCGAATCATCGGGCGGGAAGTCGTAACCCATCGCGGTGTAGAGCGCGTGGAACTGACGCTGAGCAATCTGCTGCGCCTGCTCGTTGACGTTCTTGAGATTCAGGCGATCCCAGAACTTTCGCCCCGGCGGGCATGGACCACTCAGAACGTCAAACTCCAACTGCAAGTACCAGCCGGTACCCGCCTTAGTATCACGACGCTCGGATTTGATGATCTGCATGACGTACTCGCCAGCAGGCAGGATTTCCGAAACAGGTTGTTCAATGTTTTGGAAGTCAGCAACATTAAGATCAAGCTTAGCCATTTTATTTACTCTCCAATTACAGCGTTCATAGAAGTGCCAAGTGCTTCTGCAAACTTGGCGTAATCAAGGGGCAGTTGGTCCGGCAGAGGCCAGCGAGACTTCGCCTGCCAACCCGGTCGCTCCTGCGTGTACAGCACACGGTTACCGTTACCCACAGCGCGAGTGATCTTTTGGTTAAAGCCAACGTCGCTCTTCACGGTGCTGTACTGCTGGTTCGCGAACATCAGGATGTCGCACCACTCGCTAATCAGGCTGGCGCTGCCGTGATGCAGGTCTAGCTGATAGCGATCATACGGATCGGCCAGCGGGTCATCAAAACGCTTGACCTGCGTGTGCGCGAGTAGAACCACCTGCATGTTCTTTGCAGAGCGCAAGTGGTCCAGCCCTTCCAGAATCTGCTTCCAGTAGTCGGCTGCGGCTTTGTATCCGCGACCGTAGCCAATGGCGTCGATCGTGGCGACGTTGTTGTCCTTCGCGACTCGCTTATGAACAAGCTGCTCGGCCCAATCGGCGCTGTCAATCACCACCGTTGAGAAGTCATGATTCTCTTCGGCCAGCGAGCCGATAGCTTCCATGATGTCCTCGTAGGACTGGCACAGCGGGAATGCCGTCACGTTGATGGCGTCGAGGCCCTCTTCGGTTTGAATGAAGACCGGGTTCGGAGCCTGAGCGGCAAAGGTGGACTTACCGATGCCGTGGGTTCCGTAGAGCACGATCCGGGGTGGGCGAGCCACCCCTGTTTTTCTCAGACTGCTAAGTGAAATAGCCATGTGCTATTAAGCTCCTTTTACGATGGTTACCGCTGTTTTGGCGGGTTTGATGGTTAACGCCTTGGCGAGCAGCTTGTAGATCTGCGGCTCGTTGTTGGCGAGGTATTTCACGCCAGTGTCGTCAAGCTCGCGCTTGATCTTCACGGGCTGAAGGTCCTGCGGGATTTTTGCTGCAATCGACTGATCGAACAGATCCCAATCGATCTTGCGATTCAGCTTGCCGGTGATGGTGATCTTGTAGTCACCAATGTCGTGAGTCTGCGAGCCTTCTTCACGCGCACCAACCAGTGCGATGAGTTCTTCTTCTAAGGCTACGCGGCGCTCGTTAGCTTCTTTCTCAGCCAGCTTGGCTTCGAACAGCTCGCTTGCAATCTCAACTTCGTTACGCATTTTCGTTCCTCGTTCAGTGTTTGTGTTCTCGACGGAGAGAGATGCTACACCCCCTTGTGACGGATTGCAAGGGGTGGCATGATGTCACCATGGAAACACGAATTTTATCTCTTTCGGAGTGGCTGGAAGAGAACTGCTTGACACATGAAGAGTTTGCGCTTATGTGCGGCTGTACTCGCGCTGCCGTGACCCGGTGGGCCAGCGGCTCCAGAGCGCCATCACCTAAGTGGTTGAAGGTAATTGAGCGCAAGACCAAGGGTCAAGTGAATATAGCGATGGAAGGGCGTTTGACTGAAGGCGAGCGTATCTATTTAAGCCTTCGGAAACAGGGACTTACGCTATCTGCTGCGGCGAAAAAGATACGCATTCATCGCAATACTTTGGCTCGTTTTGTAAAGGGCCAAGCAGATACGCCGTCAAACATTGTTGAACGTATATACAAAGTAGCGGGGTTGAAATGATTGATTTAGTTATTTACGGGAAGCCCGTGGGCAAGGCTCGTCCCAGATTCAGCCGTCGCGGCGGGAAGGTCGTGACATTTACACCGAGAGAAACGCAGATCTACGAGCAGAACATCAAGTCTTTGGCTCAGGTTGCGATGATCGGTAAGGACATGTTCGAAGGTCCTGTGAAGGTTACGATTAAGGCTTACTTTTCCCACAAGAAAAAGACGGGATGGCATGTATCGCGTCCCGATATTGACAACATCGTCAAGGCCATTTTGGACGGCCTGAATGGCGTCGTCTTTGCGGATGATGCATCGGTAGCACAGCTCGTTGCCTCAAAGGAATACGGCGAGGAGCGCGTAGAGGTTCAAATAGAAAATGTCTGAAAATTTCATGGAACAGTATGGTGCGAAGCTCGTTGACGCGGGCTATCGCATCATTCCCATCATGCCGGGTACCAAGCGTCCCGGTCGTTATGACGGTGAAAGGTGGGGTGATCTTGCTCGCTGGACCGAGGTCACCGCTCAGAACTTCCACGTTGATATCTGGTCAAAGTGGCCCGGTTGCGGCATCGGCATCCTAGCGGGTGAGGTGGTCGCGATCGATATCGATGTGCTCGACCAGCAGGTAGCCATCGAAGTCGGGAATGTCTTCCAGAAGAAGCTTGGCCAGACGGACCTGATCCGTATTGGCAAGTCCCCGAAGGCGCTGTACCTGTACCGCACGCTGGAGCCGTTCAGCAAGATCTCGCTGCATCCGATCGAAGTGCTCGGGCAGGGTCAGCAGTTTGTCGCCTACGCGATACACCCGGATACCAGCAAGCCCTACGAGTGGCCCTTCGAGGCTCCGCACGAGATCCCATTAGAGCGGCTCCCGCTCGTGACCCGTGAGCAGGTGCTGGAGGCTGCGGAGGAGGCTTATAAAGCATTACCGCCGCCTCTGCGTAAGCGATCGCTTAGCCCGAAAGGTCAGATCTTCGTACCCGACAAGGATGCGAAGTCGTCTTACGAGGGGCTGGTTGGTACCTACGCTGCCGTTGAGGATGCTCTGCGCTACGTCCCGAATCCGGACCTGTCTTGGGATGACTGGAACCGCATCGGCATGGCGATCTATTGCGCCACCGAGGCGAAGGGCTTCTACATCTTTGACCAGTGGTCGCAGGCTTCTGGCAAGTACAACCAGATTGAAACCCGGCAGCGTTGGGATCATTACAGCAAGTCTCCGCCCACCAAGATCGGCGCTGGCTCGCTGTACTTCCACGCGCAGCAGAACGGGTGGGTTCCGCCTGTATCGCTCAGCCTGAATCCGCAGAAGGCTCGCGCTGTTGAGGTGGACCTGAGTTCCATCAAACAAAACAAAAAGGACATTGTTAAGAGCACCCGCGAGAACTTCCCGCACCAATGGTTCCAGAGCCAGTCTCTGGTCGGGCGCGTGACTCGCTGGATTAACTCTACAGCACAGCAGCCCCAACCGACCTTCGCGCTGATGAATACGCTCTGCATGTTCGGTGCGCTCTTCGGGCGTCGGTATGCGATGTCGCAGATCAATACCCGTTGCAATCTGTTCGCGATCGCTGTCGCAAAGCCCGGTGCCGGTAAGGATCACAGCCGTCAGCGTATCAAAGAACTTTTGATGAAGGCTGGCCTGAATCAGGTCATCTGTGGCGATCGCTTTAGCTCAGGCGTTGCCATCCTGCGCACGCTCTTTGATTACCCGTCGCGCATCTCTCACCTTGACGAGATGGGCCTGTACCTTCAGAGCTTGACCGCGAAGAATGCAGCGGGACATCAGCGCGACATCATCAAGACCCTGCTGGAGGTCTATTCGTCGAGCAGTGGTATCTACCACGGTCAGGAATACGCTGACTCTCGCGATCGCCAGCGGTATGACATCAACCAGCCCAACTTCAACTTCTTCGGTACCACGACCCCGAGAACGCTGATCCCGGCGCTGAACTTTGACATGGTGGATAACGGTACGCTGAGTCGCATTTTGTTGGTCCCTCCGTTCGAGGAGTATCCCAACTCGCAGATCCCCGAGCTTCAGCCTCCGCCAGATGACATCGTCAAGGATATGCTGGACTCGGTGTCGGTTATCCCGCACGGTGCTGGGAATCTAACCAACATTCAGTCAATCCCCAACTCGACCGTGGCTCCAGTCGTCGTCGAGTGGGAAGGTACCGCCTTCGAGCGATACAGCCAGATTAAGGATTGGCAGATTCAACAGTCCCGAAGCGACGATGCCCTGTGGGTGCGCTTCTCCGAAATCGTGCTGAAGGTCGGCATGATTGAAGCGATCGCGATCGACCCGTGTGCTCCGGTCTTGACCGGCGAGATCTTTGAGATGTCGCATGACCTCGTGAAGTGGTCATTCAATTACACGGCGGACCTGCTGTATCGCGAAGTTGCTGAGAACGATATCGAAGCGGCGCACAAGAAGATCCTGAACTTGATTCGCAAGTCCGGTGCCGAGGGTATGAACGGCACTCAGCTTGCGAAAGCCTGTCAGGGTATGAAGGCTCGCGATCGTAACGAGATCCTGCAAACGCTTGTCGAGTCCGGTGATGTGCTGGAAGAGGTCATTAAGAATCCCGGTGCGGGGCGCGAGCGTCGTGTCTACCGGGTGCGTTACAGATAAAAAAATGCCCCGGCGGAGCAAAGCTTCAACACCGGGGCCAACTCTCTACAGGAGATAGCACGAGGGGAGTTTATCCCCTCGGATCTTGACCCGCAAGCCATGAGACGTACCAGAGGGTTTTCCGGGCGTCCTGCTCCACAGCATCCTTGTGACCGAGCCTCCAGAGGTAGGCGATGGCGGTGCCTTTCAGGAAGCCTCGCCACTCGTCCTCGGTCAGGGCTGACTTGATGGCGTCGATCGCCTCTATCTCGCCCTTCTTGTAATGATTAGGATTTATCGGATCGCTCATTGAGCTTCCCTTTTCGCTTGGCCTTTCGCTTGGCATGGCTGAGCTTGGCCATGCGTTGGTAGTGCGCCTTAGGTCGTCGCTTCTTTGCTCCTGTAGCAGCGCTTCCACCTCGGCTTCCGATAGTCGCCAAGTATTCTCGGATGGCATCTTTATCTCCTGACATTTCGTAACAACTCCAACTCAGCTTTTAAAATGTTTAGTTCCATGTGGATGACTCGGTACTCATCCCAAAGCCCTGCCTTCTGCACGTTGTTCAAAGCAACTTCAACCTTCTTGGCTTGGCTTTGACCGTAGCCCCAAGGGGCAGCTCTTAGTTCGTCCGCCCATGCTCCGGGCGGGGATTCTTTATCGACTATCATGGATCATTCCCTTCACCGCTTTGGTGACTTGTTCGATGACGTTATCCCAAGGTGCAATCATGTTGTCCCTCGGGAAGACGCGGATGCTGGGATACCACAGGCTTCGGTCGCCATCTTTGTTACCCCAGTACCAGAGCTTGTTCGCATCCATCAATAGCACCGGTCGCCCGAGCGCCCCGGCCAGATGCACAGTCGAGCTACTGATGGCTACGATTACATCGCACATTTGACACAACGCAGCGAGGCCGTCGATGTCTTTGTATAAATCTACCGAAGTCGTGACGATGTTCGTGCCGTGCTGTTGATTAAAGTAATCGACCGCCTTCTTGTCGCTGCCGTATTGCAGGTTCACTAGGTTCACATCCTGCTTCATGATCGGCAGGAGCTGCTCAAGGTTGACGCTCTTATGAGGTCCGATCTTGATGGCTGCGCTCACCCACGATAGACCCACCGTCAGCTTGTTCGGGTCGAGTCCTGCTTCTTCGCGATACTTCTTCACTAGCTCCGGGTCAGCCTGCAAGAAGTTCCGGGCTGCGTACTTCTGGATATCGTCCTTCTCGTTAATGAACGACCAACCCACACTCGCGAACGGAATCTGCTCATCGTGCAGCGCAGCCGGTACCTGATCGCTGTTAGCGATGAAGTCAATGTCCGGCATCGAAGTCTTGAAGATCTTGATCAAGCGCGGGTCAACCATCGCGGTGACCTTATCGGTGCGCTGCCGGATAGCGGGTAACAGAGAACCATAGATGATCTGATCACCGATGCCCTGCTCACCCCACACCAACACAGACTTGGCTTTGGATTCCAAACTCCATTGCGGCTTCTGGGTTACAAGACGGCGGCTCTTAAACCGATCACTTCGCCAGCGCGTTTCATACAATGGCCAGCCTTCTTTGAACTCGTTCTGTTGCAGTAGCAGTAGCCCGAGAATCCACTGCGCGTTGGCGTCGTTGGGTTCAATCTCGTTCGCCTTGCGGAAGTTCTCAAGCGCCTCTTCCCACCGTCGCATCTCCCAACTGGCTGCGCCTCGCTGGATATAAGCGTGTAAATAGTCCGGCTTGATCTTAAGCGCAGCCGTGAAGTCTTCGATGCCAGCGTCATACTTCTGCTGCTCGCTCTTTACGATGCCACGGTTCACAAGATCATCTGCCGTCAGCTTGCCGCGCTTTTCGGAGGCATCGTAGTATTTCTCCGCTCCCGCAAAGTCCCGCTGAATCTGTAACAGTCGAGCCTTCGCCCGGTACGCTACGATGTCCTTTGGGAATAGGCTGATCGCGTAGTTGCAGAGATCCATCGCCTCGGCATATTTCGCAGCCTGAAACGCGGTTTCAATTTTCTGAATTGTCTTTTGGTACTTGTTCATAGCGTCGATGCCACGGCCATCCATTCCTTGCCGTACTCCACATGAGTCCAATCCTGAAACCACGGACCCCCTCGGGTCATGTGTACTGCTATCGGATTGGGGCAGTCGTTCTTGGTGTACCAACCTTCGAGGTAGTTGTACGCAATCGGCAAGTGTCCGATCACATCGTCAGATAACCACTCGAACCGGTGAAGATAACTCGGCGTCGCGATGTTCACAATCTCTGGCGTTAAGCGTTTAACTTGTTCATGCTCACAGTTCAGGAACATGAAACTAGACCAGTTCTTTCGGGGGTAAACGTGTTGCGCTTGGTTGTTCATTTTGACCGTTTCGGTAGGCCGGTAATCGTGCGGTACCACGAAGCACGCTTTTGCCCC